CAATACCCTCAGATAAAACACCCATAGGTTTTTCTAATTTTACCTGACCAACAACTTGATTTTGACCATTTACTTCTTTGGTTTGATCATATTGACACCTTTGAAAAGTACCAGTGGTGAACTTAGATGTCCCTAAATTTAAATTCATTTTATTACATCCCATGATAAACTCAGGCGAAACCACATCTGTTTCTACCCCAGCGGTTATTCCAATATTAAATTTTGCTGGAGTTTGAAACTCATTTGGTATTCTGATATCAATGTAAATATCCGGTTGTTGAATATTCTTACCATCTATAAATGTATCTAGTAACCTTTTATGTTTTGGTATTTTAGGATCAAGATGATTTCTTGGAGTCTCACCCCATCTGACATCAACACATTTAATTTCAAAATCCTCTCTATCCATAATTGAATAAAAGATAGAGCGAGCATGATCACCGTATCCACTACGGGTGTTAAAGGGAGCACACATCAATACTTGTTTCTTCATACTTTCTCCATGGTATAACGAATTCTAGGTTTCCAATTTTTAAAAGCACTATTCATGGATTTGATAAAGTTATCACCCATGGCAGTTGCCGTCATTTGATTTTCTCTACAGAACTTAGTGCCTAAAGCACCAAGTCGTTTTCTTTCTTCTCTACCCATGTCATAAAACTCTCTGAGGTTTACAGCCACATCCTCAGGATTACATCTATCATCCCAAATATATGGAGTCGGTGGTGAACCTTGTAAAGATATTGACGCTGGATAAACAGGTTTTACCCACTCTCCATGAGTCTTATACTTACCCCTATGGTTACTACCAAATTCAATATAATCATCTGGTGTCAATAGGTTTCCATCATCATCTCTGACACCACATTGATCTTGTAATCCACCTGTCATGTTTACAATGATTGGTGTTCCAACTGTAAGTGCTTCAGCACTACCCAAACCAAATCCCTCATTAGAAGCCATGTTTACATAAACATCAGCAGAGTTGAACAATAGGTTCATTAGATTATCATCAAATGGTTTACCATTAATATCATAAGTAAAGGCAACATTATAGTTTGGAATCAGATGTCTACATACTCGTGGTAAATCAGTTCCATTAGGATCACTTGGTTGACAATGAAATATCAATACACAATCATCTCTCTCTTCCTCTGGTAAACCATCTACAAAATACTTGTATGCCAACACCACATCACCAGGCATTTTTCTACGAATGTTTCTATTGCTATATAAAACCCTAAATTTCTTGTCATCGAATCCAAACTTATCGTTGAATGCTAACACATCAGTATCGTTATCTTCAAGTTTATAAAACCTACGTTGTGAAATACCATGTGGTACATATGTTGTTTGCCAATCCTCATACTCAGGTAATAATCTATTATTTATACCGTAAGTTTGTTTTGATATTGACATCAATAAATCAGAACTTTTATAGTATAATGTGTTATATTGTGGATCTGGTAAATCGTCCCATATATTGTAATAGAATATTGGTATATCTCTTCGTATCTCTGCTTCCATTTTATACAACCAAATCCAAAAACGAGGGTCTGTATAATGTAGTATAGCATCTGGTTTTTCTATAGCCATTATCTCTCTTAATAAAGGACCATCACCATAACCATCAGTTGGATATAATTTTAGATAACCATTTTTAATTCCAAAATCTTCTAATCCTTGAGACATGTCAAGCACTTTACCCTTATCAGGATGTTTGATAGCCCCAGCAATCTGAACCCAATCATATTCATTGAGTGTTTCCATCACGATGTCCTTAGACACTGTGGCAATCCCACTGTGCATCCTCAGATCATCGGACAGTAATAATATTTTCTTTTTCTTACTCATATAACCATTTACCTTTTGTTACAGAATTTCTTTTTTTTTGAAATACTTTCTCAGAACTGATAGTTTCTCTTCAAACTCACCAATCTTCTTTAACTCACCCTCAATGGTGGCAATATGATCAGGATGATCTGCCACACCTGATGTATTTTCTGCCTGTAATTTTACATTTGTAACATGTTTTTCTATATTACCTTGTAGATAAGCTTCTAATGCTTTGTATAATAAACCTCTCAAAATTGACTCCCACTTAAATGTAATTTATCATATGTTTCAATTGATTCTTTGACACCTTCATCATTTAGATATTGATGAATTGCTCTGTTTACTAGCTTTTGTAAATTCATATTTGAATTCACGGTTCTTACTTTGAAATTATTATAAAGACTTTTTATAATCTTTACCGATGTTAGTTTTATTTCTTTCTTCATATATACATAAATATATATATTTAATCTATAACGATGGTTTTTTTTCCAAACTTTTTAGCATAATTTATTGTTGTTGATGAACCTTTTGATTCAACACCTCGTGGGACAAATGCCACAACATAATTTGAGTAAGCAGCAATTATCTTATTACGAGCAAAAAAGTTCTTGATGTTATACGGTTTACCATAATCACTTTTATTCTTAGGACAATAGATATTCCAATTGTCATGAAATGGTGGAAACTCTTGATACTGTAATCCAAGTTCTAAAGCATATTTCTTAGCGTATCTGTCAGCGCCTGTCTTACATCCACCACTTACTATTATTGTATCCGATCCCTTTTCATTCTTTAATTTGAATATAAAGTCTTTTATCTTCTTTCGGTTCTCGTACTTACGACTACCAACGATCCCTACTCTTAAAGGATTTTCCCCCACTCACAGTGCTCCGTTTTAACAAACTCACAAAACCTACAAGCGTTACCAGGAGTGGCATTGTATGTTCTATCAGTTCTGTAGTTTCCTTTTGAATCAAATATAAGTTCACGAAACTCGTTGAAAGCTTTGTTAACTTTATTAAGAGTGACACTACCATGAGCAGGCTCAAATCTTTGTAACCTACTGATAGGCCAATCACTCTTCTTTGCTACCTTGCGTTTTAGTATTAAGAACTCGACAGATATCTTATCCAATGGAACACCAAACTTCTCAGAGTATTTTTGTTTGTACAATACCAACTGAGATGTTTTATAGAAATTCTTCTTATGGAAATTTGTCCAGCTACGAGTTGATGTTTTAAGGTCGATTATTTTAACATTACCATTTATCTTGTTTCGAATCACTACATCTAGGAAAGATTTAAATTGAACACCTTCTTGAATGTTGTCAAAGATAGGTAGCTCAATACCCACTAACTCGTAGTTCTTCTTCATGAAATACTTGTGACGATCCTTCTTGAATCCTTCGATTATTGCCACCCCATCCTCATAGAATTCTGTTAGTTCTTTTTGGTTACATATATCCACATTATGTTTCTTTCGTATCTTTAAGAACTCTGCAATCATATCTTCTTTTAACATAGTGGTCAAATCCATAGAATCAGCTGATTTGATCGACTTATTGTAAAACTCAGTTAGATATGCCTGTAATGTATTGTGCATAGCAGTTCCGAATACGGTATGAATACTACCTGTATTCTTACTAAGTTTATCTATGTAACGAAGTTTCCACTTCAGATTACATTCATTATAGGCGCTAAACTGTGAGTGGGATATTGATTTCATACGATCTCATCTATCATCCCATACTCTAAACAAGTTTTCGCGTCCCACATCAAGTCGTGTTTTAGTATTTCATCTAATTTTTTCATAGGTAGTTTAGTGTATTTTTTATAAATATCTTTTATTGTTTTCATCATTAGGTCTAAGTTTTTCTTCTCATCTTCAAAGTTACTATATGTTCCCCAAAAGGTGCTTGATAACTGATGAACCAACATATATGAATTTCTACTCATATATCTTTTCTCACCAACCACAGTTAAGAATGTCGCGGCACTGGCAGAGAAACCATCAACATAAGTCTCAATTGGCACCTTACATCTTAACATGGTATCCATTGAAGCAATACCACTAACGATAGTTCCACCACCTGAGTTAATATATATCTTTATCGATGGTGGTAATATACCAAGAGTATTTGACAAAGTCAAGCTTTTTGCTTCTAACTCACCAATTTTTTTATTCAACTCAACACAAGCATTTCTATTGACGCCAGAGTAAAAGTATATTTTATTGTCTTGTACCGATATGTGTTTTTCATTTGCTTGATTACCAGCCTTTCTTGGTGCTTTTTCTTTCTTTGCTCCCCAATGTGTATTCACTATTTACCCCACTTTCCACGACCAACGATTGTAGCCATGATTCCATAATTACTAACATCCAAATACGCATCTTCCAATGGCTCATCCTTTACAGCAGAGTCCCTACCTGTCATCAATAATGTTTTGACTCTTTGTAACTTATCATTCATTCTGAACCAAAGACCCGTTAGAGATAATTTAATCTCTTCTTCGTTCTTCAACTGTGTCCCAACTGAGATATTACCAGGACCATAATCATGTTGTTTGTGTAGAAATAACTCATACTGTTCTCGTTGTAACTTTCTGAACTCTGCTGTCATTACTGGCCATTCTTTCTCCATTAATGTAACAACATCTTTTGTTTTTTTGCTCATATAACCTCTATTTTGATAATTGTAATATAATTATAATAATTCCTAAAAACAAGCTTATTATTGTTTTTGTATCAGGTACTTCATATAAAATTAACCATGTCATTGTTCCAAATATAATTGTAGATAGTCCGAAACCAATTGGACGAATATACCAATAGTTTTCAAAGTATTCATACATCCATCGTGTACTAAAATAAAAAAATACACTGATTGGTATCCCACCAAGAATAATCCACCACCAAGACCTAGCCCATTCATATTTAAATTGACCTTGCATGTGAAACCAAGAAAAAATCTGTCCTAGTGCTGAAAACAGTATTGCCATCCATAATTTATTCATCTGACTAATTTCTTAATCTCTTTTTCGGTTTTACCGAACTCTCTTAATAAGTCTTTCATACTATCCTTTGGCATCAATTGAATGTACTCCGATGCTTGTAATCTACTTACCTCGAAATACTCAACCAAATAATCAATGATCTCTTTATTGAATTTATCTTTCTTACCCTTGATATATTTCAAGTAAGTCTTTTTCTTTGGTAAGACACCACACCAAAACTGATACACAGCTTTGTGTGGCATATCTTGAATACAGTAGTTCTGCATATGATTTACCAAAGGTAAGAAATCTTTACCCATGCTGAGATACCTAATCACCATGAAAGGTGAGAATGACTTCTTGTCGGCATCCGAAAAAGAATCCCAATCTCGTTTACCGACAAATAGTTCATTTATCCATTTAAATAAGTTCATCTAATTCCTTGGATAAAGGTAAGAGTTCCCCGCAACTTCCACAGTTGAATACTTGAACTGGTGCTATCACCTCTTCACCAGTTGGTGATACAATCGCAGATATCTTTTTTATCACATATCCTTGAATAAATATCGAGTTATCGCACTTGGCACATTTCATAGTCTCAGCATTTTTCAGATCAACCTGAACTTGTTGTTTCTTTGGTTGTGGAAATGGTTTTCTTGGTTTCATGTTCATTATATTCTCCCTAGAATGTTTGATACTGTAGCGATAAAGTTTATCTCTTTATCCACAACCAACACATCTTGATACGAACCTTTGGATATATCAGCTATGATCTCCGGCATCTTGTCTACACCAAAACTCTCAACCTCATCATACAGAAGTCTATAGAGTTCGGTATACTCTGTGAAATTACTATCCGCAACCATTTTACGAATAGTCCCTATACTCTCTCCATTTCTGATAGCATCAAGAAACTGAAGTTTGAACTCATTATGAATCATCCCATCTTTATCAACAGTTAGTTTACCATTGATCGACATTCTCTGTAGTTCATTGATCACCTTACGAAGATCAGGATATCCAGCAGTTACCACTAGAGCCAGATCATCCAAGTCGAAAGAAATATTCTCTTTCTCAAGGATAGTTTTGGCATGAACAGCGACCTCTTTCTTGGATGGTGGTATGATCTTGTATGTCTGACACCTACTTTGTATCGGATCAATGATCTTCTCTACATAGTTACATGTCAAGATGAATCGACAGTGAGCAGAAAAAGTCTCCATTAGGTTTCTTAATGCTGGTTGAGCAGAGTTTACATTCAAGTAATCAGCCTCATCCAATATCACAACCTTCATTGGTTTAAAACCAACAGAGGAAGCAAATGTCTTTAACTTGTCTCTGACGAGATCAATATTCCTTTCATCTGAAGCATTAATATACAGATAATCACACTCAGTATTATTAACAATAATTTTAGCAAGTGTGGTCTTTCCACCGCCAGCTCTGCCATAAAGTAATAAATGTGGGATATTTCCATCATCTAAGAACCTCTCTACTTTAGTTTTAAGGTGTTCGTTACCGACATAAGTCGATAGGTCTTGTGGTCGGTAACGTTCCACCCATAGTCCATGTGAACTCATACTAATTACCTTGTTGTGCTACTAACCAATACTTCGCAACAAAGTCATCTACCTTAAACTCAACATGAGCAAGACCTTTTGTAGATATCTGTAACTCACACTTAGAACATTCTTTGTTAGCACTCAACACCTCTTTGAAAAGATCAGCATTGAATGTGATCGGGTCGGTGATACTGACAGCACCACTCTGTGCCTTTAATGATATACGATTAGAATTCATATCAGAATATCCAATAGTAAATTCAACTCCACCATCAGATGGTTGAACTGTAAAATGTTCTACATCGGCAAGAGCACCTTTACTTTTGATAAATGAATTGATGAACTGAGAATCAAGATTTACCAAAGTGTCAAAATCTGGTAAACTTTTTAAATCTGGAACATCAGGTATTACACCAAGAGCAGCCAAAACATAATCAACCGAAAGAACCTTATCGTAAAGATGAAAATTCGTAGGTGTCCCATCCACCTCATTTACTTCGAACTCAATACTGTCTGATAAAGTCCCTAACATCTTTGCTAGTTGAGCAGTATCATATACACCGACTTCAAATACAGGCAAGGTTTGTTTTACTAATTCAACATGTCCCAACAAAGACTTATCGCCTGATATAAATTTTGTTGAAAGTGTTGTCCCATCAGAAATCCACTTGACAGAGTTTACTGATCCACCAAGATTATATTTCTGTATGAAAGTGTCTAATGTTATTTTATTCATTGTAACTCCAGGTTTGTTTTAGAAGAATCTTTCAATAGAATTTTGTTTATCAATCGGCATATCCCAAGACAAAGCATCATAGAACATCTGTATCTTTTTATTTAGAGCACGATTGTATAACTTATCCCTATCGATATATTGTTTGATGAAATTCATCAATTCTTTGGGATCATCATATCCCTTATAAGCCAAAGCATCTAACTGAAATGGATTATTCTTTAGATAAACCCATTTGATCTTACTGGCATTTCTAATCGGTTCTAAGTGATTAGATTTGTAATGAGATAGTAAATCATTATATGCCAGAGAAGCTTTGACATGAGCTGGTGTACCACTCTTCGGTGTTCTGAATATACCACCACTCTTAGTTCCTTTGTACTTTGTCATACCTTTCACACCACTTGGTAGAGCAATATCATCTATATTGTGATCACTCAAACTACTTTTGAACTTTAGTATAAATTGATCTATCTTATCCTTTTCATAATTGTGTAGAATAGCCTTCAACACATTTGTCATAAACTTTTGAAATGCGGGTGGAAAGGAGCTACGAACAATGTCCAATCCCTTCACATCTAACTTCTCACACTCCAATCCACCATCATTGATAATCCACTGACCATACCTCTTTTTAGTTACCCAAAAAGCAGACTTAGCAATCACCTCTTGTTTGATATCAAACCTATGATCCTCACCAATGTTTAGAAACTTATTAGCAAAATACATGTAGGATTTATTGATATACTCTTGAACCTCGGAGGCAATATCTAGAATCTGCTCGGTCATAAACTTATCATCCTTAATATCAGCATCAGGATATCTCTTCTTCACCAAGGGTATGGCAGAATAGAATACAGAATCAGTATCAGTGTAGATACAATAATCCTCATCTGTACCCAAGAGATTATTGTAATAGTGATTCGTTACCTTCTCTGTGAACTGAATCAACTTCACACCTGTGGTGGTGGTAGCCTCGGCATTATCTATATCGTAAAACCTAAACACGGTCAAACCCAATACGCCATAGAAACTATTCAGAAGAATCTTCTGAACATATTGTCTCCTATCAAAATAACCATGCAGTTCATCGTTACCTTCCTTACCATACTTCTTGGACAAACCCTTGTATTCGACTCTTTCGTTGAACCACTTTTCAAGTATCGCTGGTATGATACCGCGTTGAGATGTTTTATAGACAACACCATTTGAGGCTACCGACACCTCATTTTTATTAAAGAAATCTTTTAACTCACCAGTCGAGAATGTTCTTAACTTTTCCTTACCTTGATAGAATGAATAAGTCTTCTGCTCACCCTTGATAAACTCCTCAGCATCCCAACCAGCCAACTTACCAATCTTGGTTTCAGGTGAGATATTAAGAGACATAATGGTAGATGGATACATCGAGGTCAAATCCAAATCATACACCCACTCGTAACGACCAGGCTTTGGATCTTTTACATAAGCACCACTGAATCTACCAGCAGAATCATCATAACTGGCATCGTGTCTCTTACTAGGAGCAACTAGATTTAACTTACGCAGATAAGTCAACATAGCACCCTCGATATATCTAGAACTAAAGTAAACTTCCTCATAAGGTATTCTACCCATATGAGATACAGCACGAGCAAGGTCAATCAACTTCAACTTATTCTCCAATGCCACCACAATCTTCACATCAACCAAATTATATTCAATAAACTTATCAATATCATTCTCTAACAACTGATCCAATGTACCTTCGTATTCGACCTTGCCCATGTCGACTTCTATTTGACCTATGTAGTCCAGGCGATAACTTGATCTCTGAACATAGGTAAACTTTCTATACAACTCGATATAATCTAAACTACTGACACCAGCAATCCTATACTTCTTTTTATTTTGATTATATCTGACCTGTTGGATAGGTGAAAGAGCATTAGCAAACTCCTCACCGAAAACTTTTGTGATTCTATTATATAGGTAAGGTGTATCAAACTGATCTAT